CAAACAAGCCCTCTCTCAGCAACACAGCAACAATGGCTTACTTACAATCGGTCTCGGGTCGAGAAAAACCGTGCTTCTCTGAGCACAACAAAGCAAATTGTAAATGGCGATACTATGTCTCGCCAAAAGCTCAAGTCGCTCTTGAGCGCGTTCAGTGAACGTGACTTTGCGGACCCACAGAAGCGTCAAGCTTATCGCGCCTTGAGGGCCATAGAATTAGGCTCCGCGAGGGGGCATGGACCGCATGACCGCCATGCAAAGCCTATGGACCAAAATCCTCAAGCGAGGGGAAGTCCGCAAAAGGTCAGCACACCTTCCGGTGCGAACAAAAAGTACTACGACCCAACTGCCAAGTTGGGTCCCTACGCTACTACTACCAGTGGGACCCTCGCCCGGGCCTATGCCCGGGCGTTGGGTTACACGTTAACAAAAACGATACCGGGCTATCGGATCGCTAAAAAAGTGGTACCATGCATTCAGGTCCACGCTCGGCGCGAAGTTATGTTCGCGCAAAAATTCGCAGGTAAAGGCTACCGCGTAAAACACAGGCACAACCCAAACACAGAGGGGTGCTAAATGGCGTTCTTTGACCTTGGTCTCTCCGGCCTACTTGGCGCCGGAACCTCACTCCTCGGCGGGATATTCAACCGCAACTCCGCCGAAGAAATGCAACAGCGCAATCTGCAACAGCAGCTCGCATTCGCTCAGAACCGCATACAATGGACGGTGGAAGATGCAAAAAAGGCAGGTATCAACCCCCTTGCCGCTCTCGGGAACGCAACTCAGACTTACAGTAACATTGCTGGTGATAGCAGCCTTGGCGATAGCATCAGCTCTGCTGGCCAAAGTCTCTCTCGGTCGATCGCTGCTGGCTCCGATCGGGACGACAAGCTCGATCAGCTCAATCAGAAATTGATCGAAGCTAAAATCCGCAACGTAGATGCGGACACATTGGAAAAAACATCGGCTGCATCTGCTCGGGTGACAGCTCAACAGCCGGGTGATCCACCAGGCGCTCTGGTTCCCTTTCCTCGGGAGGACCCTAGGGGACCCGTGATCAATATGTTTCAACGGGCCATGATGCCGGATGGCTCAATTGTACTCATACCTTCGGAAAAAGCTGCCTCGCCGCTACAAACCTTGGCAGCTACCCCCTTGAACGCGGCTCTTGCTGCGGCCTCAACGTTCTCGGGGGTTTTCGGGGGGTCAACACCATGGGGAGACAGTCATGGAGTAAATCCGCACACGCGGCCCTCTAACGACCGCTCCCATCTGGACAACTTCGCACCATGAAAGGTCGGGTGAATAAAAATGAGAAGGCGTCGTCGAAGGCGCTCTTACGGCCGCAGGCGTTCACGTCGCGGCCGTGGTCGGCGTTCGTTCCGCCGGCTTAGGGTCGGGTTCAGGATGTAAAATATGCAGTCCTGCACCGATTCTTACCTTGGTGAAGGCGGCGCGTATTCCTGCGGGAGATGCGCCGCCTGTCTTTCTAAGCGGCGCCGGACTTGGGCACACCGCATAATGTTGGAAACAAAGGTGCATGATGGAAAAAGCTCATTCGTTACTCTCACGTATCAAACGGCTCCGCGATCTCACGGAGACCTCGAGACGCTCGAACCCCATCACCTCAGGGACTTCTGGAAACGGTTGCGAAAGAATACCGGTGCAACCCTGCGCTACTTCGCGGTCGGCGAATACGGGGAACGTAGCGGACGCCCCCACTATCACGCCGCACTCTGGGGATTAGCGCCCTGCGCGGGTGGTCCCAATCAACGGATAGGCAACACAGCGGGGTTTTTATGCTTATGCAAAACGTGTTCCGATGTAAGGCTAGCTTGGGGCTTTGGTCACGTTATGGTCGCTACGCTTTCGGAAAAAAGTGCGATGTATATCGCCGGGTACGTCGTGAAAAAGATGACCAATTCGTCGGACCCCCGGTTATTTGGAAGGGCGCCGGAGTTCTCCCGGATGAGCCTGAGGCCCGGCATTGGTGCAACTGCGATCAAGGAGATAGCTGCAGCCTGTACACTCCACAATCTGACAGTGCCCGTAGGTCTGCGGCACGGTTCAAAAATCTTGCCTCTGGGCCGGTACCTTCGGAGGAAGATAGCGGAGAAGCTGTGTGATGGCTCTCCGGAACAAATGGCCGAGGTACTCGGCACGCGCCAGGCGCTCACTAAAAGTCTCGAAGCGATGCGCCTTCTGCGCGAGTATGCGTGGTCTAATGAGGTCCTACCGAAAGAAGTTCTTAGAGAAATCACTCCAACGCTAATCAACAGGTCGAAAAATGAAACGCTCTAAATTCTCGCTGAGCAACTACAAGCTGATGTCCTGCAAAATGGGCCAGCTCGTCCCGGTCACGTGGTTCGAAGCTTTGCCCGGAGATACGATCCAACATGCAACATCAGCTCTCATTCGCTGCGCCCCGCTCGTCACGCCGGTTATGCATCCGGTGGTCGTTCGGTTTCATCACTGGTTTGTCCCTAACCGCCTGCTCTGGACCAACTGGCAGTCTTACATTACAGGCGGGGCCGACGGCCTCAACAACTCAGCGCATCCCTACGTCTTATCTGCAGCCCTATCAGGTGCTTCCGGTAACAACGCGGGTATCTCGACGCTCTCCGATTATCTCGGTGCCCCCACCTCAGGTCTGGCTGCTTCTACCAAATTGAATGCCCTGCCTTGGAGGGCCTATGCGCTTATCTGGAACGAGTTCTACCGCGATGAGGATCTACAGACTGCGCTCACGATCAATCTTGGCGACGGCGCCGACGCCACGACCGCGACCGCCCTTCAGAATTGCTCTTGGGAAAAAGATTATCTCACCAGCTCGCGTCCGTGGGCACAGAAGGGCGCAACGGTAACAATGCCTCTCGGTGGGACAGCTCCGATCAAGGGGCTGACGATGAACGTGCTTGATGCTGCGGTTAATGCTCCGCAGAACTTGATAGGCACAACTGCCGCTGATGACGTTACAGCTGGTGCGCCAGGTTGGTGGCAATCCTCGACTATGCGTATGCACATGAAGGCGCAATCAAATGCTGTTCCTTCTGCTGGCAACCGACCACAGGTATTCGCTGATCTATCAGCTGCTACAGCGGTCGATATCAACACGGTGAGACATGCCTTTGCTTTACAGCGGTTCGAAGAAGCGCGTGCGCGCTACGGCTCGCGTTATACTGAGTATTTGCGTTATCTCGGGATTCGCTCGTCAGACGCCCGCCTCCAACGACCCGAATATCTCGGAGGGGGGAAGAATACGATTCAGTTCTCAGAGGTACTGCAGACTGGAGGCACATCGACCGGCGCACAGACCGGTGTCGGTACAATGGCCGGTCACGGAATCGCTGCTATGCGGACCAATCGCTACCGACGGTTCTTTGAGGAACATGGGATCGTCATCACGCTTATGTCAGTCCGTCCGAAAACTATGTATACCCAACGCGTCAAGCGGGCCTTCATTCGCGGCATCGATCCCGCCTTCGTTGGCACTACTGGAACCAAAGAGGACTACTGGCAGCGCGAGCTGCAGCACATCGGCCAACAGGGCGTCAACGGTCTAGAGGCTGATCCACAATCGCTGCTCTCTACAATCTTCGGCTATCAAGATCGCTATGATGAATACAGGCGCGAAGAAAGTTCGATAGCTGGTCAATTCCGCACTACCTTAAACAACTGGCATCTATCGCGCGACTTCGGCTCAGCGCCTGCTCTTAATTCGACGTTCGTGTCGAGCGTTCCTACAACTCGCGTGTTCGCAGATACCGCCAATGATAACCTTTATGTTCTCGCCAATCACAACATTCAGGCTCGGCGGCTCATTTCTCGCGAAGGCACATCGATGACCTTCTGACAAGTAAAATTGTTGGAAGTTCATAAAATAGAAAAAGGGGGGTGCTACCCTAGTAGCACCCCCCTCCCTAAAAACCTCTCCACGGGCTTCTTATTCAAGGAGTATCTTCCTATGAAAAAAACAGAGAAATCAACAGCTTCCACGCTTGCAGAGATTAATTTCCTACAGGACCCCACCTTTGATGAAGATGGTGTCCAGGTCACTTCCGCCATCGGTCGCGATGGGAAAGAATACCCAGACCCCGTTCCTACTGCTCCCCCTGTCGGCTACACCAATCCCCCCGATCTGATGACCATGATCCGTACCATGATCCATTCGGAAAGTCTGCGGCAGCAGCTCGCCATTCATGATGAAGAAACATTCGAAGAAGCTGACGACTTCGACATACCTGACGATCCAGCGGACCCACTCACTCCCTACGAACAGATGTTCTACCCTCCTGACGAAGCTAAACCGGCGGAAGCGGCGGGGGTCGCCCCGACCCCCCCCGCCGCGCCCGCTGAAACTCCCCCTGAAGTACTTGATACTTCAGTTGTAGCTGACACCTCAGCTACTACACCTGCTAAAAAGCAGAACCCTGCGGCTAACCAGACCGCTAAACCCCTCAAGCAAGGCTGATTGCTCCATGCCCAGATTCAGAAAATACTTGAGGGGAAATCCCTATTACGATCCCGAACGTGTCGACAAAATCGTCACTCGATTGGAAAAACAAACAAGCCCTCTCTCAGCAACACAGCAACAATGGCTTACTTACAATCGGTCTCGGGTCGAGAAAAACCGTGCTTCTCTGAGCACAACAAAGCAAATTGTAAATGGCGATACTATGTCTC